CTACACCGCCCAAATCCTTTTCACGTTCTAAATAAATTCCATTATGCCAACAACAGGCGTTTTAAATTCCCGTTTGGCAGTAATACAAGTCGGAGCCGCGACCATTACTTGCCTTGTAGATGCTAATTTGAATATCTCAATGTCGCCACGCGACACCACTTGCAAAGATACCGACTCTTGGGGCAGTCAGTTGCCCGGCCGGTTGTCGTGGGAAATGTCAGGTAGCGCCATGTTCGCTTGGGACAGCACCTACACTTTTGACGACTTGTACGCCTTGATAAATGGCGGCACAACTGCCACAATCAAATGGGGTACGACCGTATCAGGGGACAAGATCTACTCCGGTACTGGCATGCTTACAAGCCTAAGCGCATCTTCATCCGGAGTGGATGAAAACGTAACCTACGACTTCACTTTTGTAGGCACAGGCGCACTTTCTGAAACAACAAATCCTTAATGCTTGGCCCGGCTTATGTCGGGCCTTATTTATTTTTTTGAACTATGGTCAATTATTTAGATTTTAACGGAACCCAAACGCCTATTAAATTCGGATTTGGCGCACTTTATCACTATGAGAAATTAACGGGCCGCACGGCTTTACGGGATTTTTCGGAGTCCATTCAAGGCGGTGAGGCAGAAATTAAGATTAGCTTTATTGCCGATCTTGCATTTTCAGGTTTTACCAACGGCGGCAAAGCAACAAAAAAGCCTTTTGCGGCATCGGTTGAAGATGTTGCCGACTGGCTTACCGGAGAAACAATTGCTAAAATAATGGAGCTTTTTGCGGACTCAATGCCGAAGGCGAAAGGAGATGAAACGCAATCGGGGGAGCCTCAACCGACAGCCTAACGGATTGGGAGTCGCTCGAACAAACAGCGGCTTGGGTTGGTTTGTCGGAGGATGACTTTTACAATACTTCGCCGCGCTATTTTACTGCAATGGTCAAAGCGAAGAACGATCAAATGAAGGAATCTTGGATTCAAGCGCGTCAAATTGGGTACTGGGCTATTTTGCCGCACACAGGCAAAAAAAGAATTAAGCCGACCGATTTAGGGCGCTTCGGATGGGAAGAAAGTAAGTTTAAAGGCATACAGGTAACGGAGGCGGAGTTAAAAAAACAAGCCGAGCTAATGCTCGCAATGTTTGAAGCAAACACTAAACGAATTGTAAACTAATGGCAGTTAGCGACTTAAATGTACGAATAGCGGTCTATTTCAAAGAGTTTGACCGCTCTATGAGGCAAGTGGAGCGTAGGATGATGCAAACATCTGAAAAGCTCCGATCTATTGCCGACGATATGTCGATGTCAATAACCTTGCCTTTAATTGGAGTAGGGGCCGCCGCAATTAAGGCCGCCGGCGATTTTGAAACACTCGACAAAGCATTAAGCACTACAATGCGCAATGCCGGCTATACAACGCAGCAGGCAACCGAGGAACTCGAAAAACTACGACAAATTGCGCTCGCTCCTGGTATTGATTTGGAGCAAGCCGTTAAAGGCTCCATTCGTTTGCAGTCGGTTGGATTTTCAGCAGAGCGGGCGCGGGTAACTATTGCCGAACTTGCTAACGCCTTAGCCGCGTCCGGTGGTAGCGCCGACCAACTTGACAGCGTAACACGCCAATTCTCGCAGATGTCATCTAAGGGCAGAATATTGCAAGAAGACCTAAGCGTCATTCTTGAAAATATGCCCGGTCTTGCTAAAACGATTAAAGATACATTTGGCACTATTAGCGCCGACGCGCTACGAGATGCCGGCGTATCAGCGGATGAGTTCATTGACAAGATTACTCAGGGGCTTGCAAAAACCGAGCGCGTACAGGGCGGAATTGCGAACGCGGTAAACAATGCGCAAAGCGCGTTAAAACAGTTTTTTGCGACCATTGGAAACGAAATAAACAAGGTTTATAATGTCAATGAAGTTGCGGATAGATTTGGAGAAACATTAAATAGACTTGCCACTTATTTTCGCTTACTCGATCCGGAAACGAAAAAAAGTATTTTAAATTACGCATTATATGCCGCCGCAATCGGGCCGGCTATTAAAGTTATGCAATTGTTTTATTCCGGAGGAGTTGCGGTTGTTACAGGATTAAGGGCAATAGGAGGGGGATTAGAGTTTATAATTAAAAAGATTTCTAAAACAATAGTTGCATTTGTCGAGCTAAATGCCGCTCAAAAAATATTCGCAAGTGCTGGTGCTATTATAGCAATTGCCGCAATAGTTCAAGTTTATAACTCCGTTACCGAATCTTTAAACGATTTGCGGAGCGAATATAATTTATTGAATGCAGCGAAAAAAACCGAAGCAGAAATAAGGCAACGCGGCAACGAATTAGCAAGCGAAGAACTTGGAAGAGTAAACGCATTAATTGCGGTAGCGAAAAACGAAGCAGCAAGCAAGGACGAAAGAACGCGCGCTTTACTTGCGCTGCAAAAAGAATACCCGGCGTACTTCGCAAATATAAAAGCCGAAAAAATAGACGTTGCGTTACTTGAGAAGGGATACATTGCGCTAAAAGACTCAATAACAAAAAGTGCGCTCGCAAGAGCTGGGACAGAAAGGCTAACAAAACTATCTGACGAACAATTAACACTCGAAGAAGAACTTGTAAAGCAAAAAGAGTATTACAATGAATTTTTATCCGCCGAGGTAGAGTCAAGAATTAGAAATGACAATATTACATCTGCATTTATAGCAAAAGAATTAAAACAATTAGCCGAAAAAAGAAGATCTTGGAAAATAGAATTTGATGCAACAGAGAAAGCGTTAGAGTACAAAAAAAAGGAGATTGACGCAATAGCTAATGGCGTAGCGGCTGTACAAACAAGTATTGAAAAAACTAAAGTTGCGCAAGGAGCAAATGAAGATTTAGCCAAATCAAATGATAACGCATCGGCCGCCGCTGATAGGCTGACTATAAGCGAAAAAAATAAGAACAAAGTTTTAGCCGAGCAAAAAGACCGATACAAGGAACTTTTTGACTTAATGGACGAAACAGAAGCGCGGGCGATAAAATTAGAGGCAGCGACGCGGGCTTATTATGATGCGGTTGCAATACAGCGTTTTCAGGGTAATTTTGGAGCAGATCCGACCGCGCCAAGCGAGGGCGATATTATGTCCGCTTTTCCGCAGGCCGACCAGCAAACGCCTGGTATATCATTTACGAACGAAGAGCTTTCAAGCTTAGACGCGCTAAGGGAAAAGCTCAAATTAACAAGAGAAGAACAGGAGGCGTTTACCTATTCAACAGGCGACTTTTTTGCGATGTGGAAGGATGGCGGCGAAGCTCAAAAAGCGATGACCGATTCCGTTTTAAATTCGATACAGTCGCTAAACAGTCAAGGGTCGGCATCGTTTCAGGAATATGCAGCGGCGGCGGTTAGTTCTGCATTACAGGTCGCAAAATCAATGGCAATTGAGGGTATATTTAAAGCGGTTAGTTCTGCAATGAAGCTGCCATTCCCGGCAAACATCGCAGCGGGCGCACTCGCAGCGGGCGCGGCATCGGCGCTGTTTAACGGACTGCAATCAAAGATACAGCCTCCTAAACTCGCTCAGGGCGGTTTGGCGTACGGGCCTACTCTTGCAATGGTCGGCGATAACAGAATGGCGGGAATAGATCCTGAGGTTATTGCGCCGCTATCTAAATTGCAAGATATGTTAGGTGGCTCGCAGCGCGTAGAAGTGATGGGTAAGATTTCCGGACGCGATTTAATGCTGGTTATGAACAAAGAAGTTGAATCAACAAATAGGTATAGATAATGGCCGCAATACGATTTAAGGCAGAATTTGACAGTTTCAGCGGCGACCGTTATACGATCGAGATTTGGGACAGATCCTACTCGGGCGATCCAATTCCCTTCAATCCTGACTCGCGTGGATTTGCGCTTACGCACGAAGCAAGCGACCGAATTAGTACCATAATGGGGACGGAGTGCCAATTCGTTATGTACGCCGAAAACACAGATCACGAGGCGTTTATTACGGATTTAATCGCAAGCGAGGAGGGGAGATTCGTTGTAAACATAACCAAAGGCACTACGCCGGCGGCATATTGGCGCGGGGTTATTTTGCCCGATATTGGCAGCTATGAGGATGCAAGTTATCCATATCAAATTAACATCACGGCGACGGATGGAATCGCGAGCTTAAAGGATATTAAGTACAACAACGCAGGAACGGCCTACACAGGAAAAGCGCGTTTGATGGATCACTTAATAAATGCGCTTTCAAAAATCCGATATGTTGATGTACTCTTTACGCCGACTCAACATTTTGTAAGCTCCTTCATTGATTGGTGGGAAAACGATCACGCCGCGACCGCGTCCGATCCTTGCGCACTGTATCAAACTTACGCCGATCATTCAGTTTTTTACAAAGATGAAAAAGGGGTTAAGGATTATTTGAGTTGCTATGAGGTAATAGAAAATATCCTAACGAATTTTCACGCGAGAATCACCGCTAATAACGGAACGTTTTGGATTGAACAGATACCATACCGAACCGCCGCGACGGTGGTAGGGCGCAATTACGACCGCTCAAAAAACTATTTAGGATCAGGTAATTTTAGCGCCATTAACACGATTAACCAAACAAATACACTCGCACTTGAAGCGACTGGAAGATATGAGTTTTTACCACCGCTAAAAGAACACCGGCATACTTTTTTGGCCCTTGAACGGTTCAATCTGTTGTCAGGAGTTGCGGCGTTTACGGATACGAACTTCACAGCCGTAACGGTACCAAAGCCTATTAACAGCAACAGCGGAAACACTTATTTTCGGATTTCCGCTAACCTTCAATTTACGCTATCAAGTAACACCGCGCCTGGATCTGCCTTTCAGCCGTTTGTTTGCTTATTTAGATTCCGTCTAAAAATAGGTTCACTTTATGCGCGGCGTACATATACGCTCACTCCACAATACCAAGTACAATACTCGCAGATTGATTTTGTGTCCGGAGTAGAATACATCTATTACGCTGTACCGATTTCCAACGGGTTCTTTTTAGGCAACACAACAAGCGCGATATTTAGCTTTACCAATTTGATAGAACTTGTTACTACTCAAATAGGCATAAACGCAGATAATTTTGAATTTAACTTTGAGTTCATCCGTTACGAAAAGTACGACGGTACAACCATAACCGGCACAACGTTTGACCTTACCTACCAATTAGGCAATCAAACACTTTTAATACTTCCCGACATTGCCACAGATGAGTATGAGTATACCTCGACAAACTACTTATTCCCAAACAATAGCGTTGTTACTCAAACAAAGTCGCTGTTAGGCACGTCCGAAAATCCAAACGCATTGGGCGCTTTGTGGGTTTACAAGTCAAGCGCCTACGAACTTGCAAATCTTTGGGGGCCGGGTACAGATCCAAAAAATAAGCGCCTTGAATATCTACTTTGCGAGTTTATAGTAGCGGGGCAGTACGTACCAATTCGTAAGTTGCAAGGCAATGTTTTTGGGAACTTGACAACATTAGGCCGAGTCAATTGGCGCTCTTCGGTTTGGTTGTTAATGCGCGGTACTTGGACAGCCAATGACGA